ATAGTCCACCAAGCTCCACCAAGCAGTCTCACACGTGCGTTGGACATAACGCGCACGTGCGGGCTGCTTGGACGGCACGAGGAGACGAGGGGCAACAGGCCCAACGCCACCAGGCTTTCTGCCGGGTGCAAAAGTAACTGTGTTCATCCGCTTCTTTCGATAGTTGATGAACGCCCATTTGCTAAATAGGGCTTCCTCGCAGTTACCCACGGCTACAAATTGAGAATCGACGATATAACCGTTGACGGCGTATCTTTTGTCAACAATGAAACCGTTGGCGTAATACTTTTCGTCTTCGGGGTCTCGCAACTTCTCAACCAGATGATTATAGATGTCCGTATCATTATGGACAACTTCATTCCTCTGTTTCTTGGGCGCAAGGCACAAGAATTTGTAGAATCCAAGCATTCCCCTTTGACCCGCTACAGCGACATTCCTGTCGTGTTCGTAGTAGATCGGCGAGTACACCGCCCAGTGTCCAGGTAATCTGGAATCGGCGGCAAAGCACTCTGGGTTTTCTACCCGGATCCCTGCCCGCTCTGGAAAATTAGGTGGCACACGTAAAACGATGCCATCCATTCTCATTATGAGCGATATCAAATACCTCACGGTATATGGTATTTCAAGAATGTGATAACGCCTTAAGAGCAAGTTTATCATCTGATAAACATTTTCGCTCTGCAGTCCGTCATCCCATTTAAAGAAAGCAGGCCGTACAGAATGTCCTCTAAAGCAATCCTCACCACATGACTCACGAAAGTGGCCCGTGTGGAAGGACTTCTCACCATTAACCTTAAACCCCAAATCGTTTAAGACCCGTTCAACATATGGGTACAACGCGTTTGGAAAAATACAGTCATCTCCATACACCGAGATTATACCCGGAAAATCGTATGGGAGAGTGGACCGTAGAAGATTTTTGGTCGCCTGTATTAAAGCGTAAAAGACAGCTGTTTGCAGTGGAAAGGTATATCCAACTCCCATAGTCATAAATGACTGGAGCGAAACTGTGCTCTTCCCAACTTTTACTAAACGCGTACGGCAAGCCCTCAGAAGGTTAAACCAACCTTTGGGTAAAATCCGTCGCAGTAAAGGGGTTGAGATGGAATCAGATGCGGCACTCAGATCCAATGTAGCTAAGCGGCCGGTCTTGGAAGCTTCCTTGACTAGCCTGCGGTGCACATGTTGCTGAACCTTAATGTCTATACCAACAGTTTTACGGAGCCTCTTCTCGATATGGCGTCCTATGGCGTTAGAAACAATGCCAGACGCGACCGTATCAGGGGCAATAACTCTGTTTTTGTTCCACTTCTTTTCAACGGCAACGGGCGAAACACTCACAGCAT